CCTTGTCTGGTCCTTGCTTGACCGTTTGTGCCAGCAGTTCACGGAGCCTACGTGCGGCCCATTTGACCGCTTTCCGTTCTTGCTTGGCTTGGTATGTGTTCTTCATGGTCTTAGTATGGGGCACCCTGCTCCAAACTACAATAGTACTTTCCTCCCATTTTGAGCTAGTACCCTAGTACTAGGACTTAGGCTCCCAGGTCCGTAGTGCGTTTGCGGTGGTGCGAAACTTGGTGGCTGACTTAACCGTGATGGTGCGGCCCGTAGAGAGCTTGGTGCAACGGTAGCGAGTGAGGGCGCGGTACTGGGGTTGTGAGCTATACCGGCTGAACCCCACATAGGTTTCCTTTTGTTCGATGGCGTCAACCCGGACCTCAGTAAGACCAACCTCGCCGTGGTGCCGGATGAGGTAAGTGCCGCCGACAACGATTTGTTCAGCCTTCATGCTTCACCTCGACAGTTTGGAATTGGTAGAGCCCGCGTGAGACCCGTGTTAGCCAACCCAGTTGAACGGCTGCCCCGAGTGCGGCGGCGGTGTTGCAGTTTGACCAATCAGGCCACCGCAGTCTACAAGGCAGGGCGCAAGCCTTACCCGATGGTTGCCCGCCACTATTAAAGACCTTGCCGCCAAACAATGAGCCCAGTGCTATCAGTAGGCGGCGGTTTACAACTTTGTGTGGCCGGCTATAGTTCGACATTTTAGTACCCATTCTTTCTGCACCATTCACGCACCCGCTTGGTTGCCTCAGCCTGCTGCTTGCGGAGTTGCTTGAGGGTTAGTTTCTTGGCCTGCTTTGCTTCGGCCCTATAAACCTCGCCCATGAGCTCGAACCTGGCAGCCATCAGCAGCCACCCAGGATGCGGTCGGTGCGGATTTCATTGACGGTGTAGTTTAGGACGTGGCAGTCCGGAAGAACGCTAAGCAGTTCTACGGCAAACTTGGGCAGGTTATTGTTGGCGGCGATTGTGTGCTTCATCACCTCAGCCTGTGTAAGTGACTTGACGCCCTCGACGTTGATGAGGACCGTTCCGCCGTTTGCTTCTGTCCGGGTTACTTTGTACGTGGCTACCATGTTTGTTCTCCCTCTTACTGTACCCATCATACGACCAGAGCGTGAAAACCGCAATAGTACTTTAGTCACAATTTTGTCTAGTACCAGGGTACTAGGACAGGCGGCGTTCGAGAACCACACTCGCCGCCAGCTTGGGCTGCGGCTTGCGCACCTGGAATCTCTGGTGCGTTAGCTTGACTTCCCGCACGTGCTGGCTTGCCTGCCGGATTTGTGCTTGCTTGTTCATAAAGTCAGGAAGCTCCGTTCTTTGCGCCCGCAATCGCCTAGTGGATACAAGCGGCGAACGCGTTCTTGAACTCTTGGCCAGCCCGCTACAGCTACCTCAAGTTGCGCGGTCGTACCGATGCGTACTGAATCGTTGTACCGGCCAACCCGGCCAGGGTGCGGCAGGAAAACAAACCAGCTCCGGTCGTCACCCCACTGCTCGACGTTGCCAATGTAACCGAACGTGATGCCTGGGAGTTCTTTGGCCAGGGCATCTACACGTTCTTGAAGTTGTTGCTGGCCGTTCATTTTGTGCCTTTCATACAGAGCTTTCGGTCGTACACCACATAGTGAAACACGCCGCTGAATTTCTTCCATATACCAACGATGGTGCTTGCCTTGAACGCCACGTGGCAATTGGCGCAGGTTCCCTTTGGTGTGTCGCCGCAGCCCTGTGCTTTCATGCTGTCACCTGTGACCTAAGACCTTTGACCAACGAAACCAAATCTTGTGACCAGCGGTACGCATTCCAGTTCAGCGTATCGTGGGTGTCGTTCGGGTCGTTATAGTACACCGTGATGACTTCCCAGGTCGTAAGGGAAAGGACCACGCACGTGCCATTCTGGCTGCGCACTACCGCCCGCACATCCGGCTTGCGGTCGTCGTGTACTTCGACCACCAGCCCGCCGCGTACCGTTTGAATGGCTTCATCTAGGGTGAAGGTGCGCTCACTGGCCCGATTGTAGAAATGGGCTTGGCCGGTTACGCGGGCGACGTTTGCCCGGATGAACCCGTGGACGAAAGCCTTCTCGGTTCCGGTCATTTGTTTTGTGTGCTTGCGGCTCATGTCATAAGTATACGGCGTTCTCCACAAAACGCAATAGTACTTTTCTCCCATTTTTCTTATGGTACGAAAGTACTAGGACCAAGCCGTCACACTGTCTAGGGGTTTGAGGTTTCTACCGAAATGCCCTCTTTCACACAGTTGACGGCCGACACCTTTCAGCGGGCGAACGAAGTCCCACTTAACCCCGCGGTGTGGCCGTCTGCGCAGGGTTATCTCCCCGCCGCTGATGAATTAGAGATTCTTAACAACGAGTGCACGACGACAATACTGCACAGCAACGACGGGAAGTCCAGCAACGCCGCTATAGATTGGACGGCCATAACCGACCAGTGGTGCGAAGTTGAGTTGAAAGAAATGGCCAATGGGAGCGTTGACCTATACCTCCGCGCCGGCACGCCAGGTCTTTTGCAACCATGCTATGATTTTTATTTTGCGGCTGCCGGATTTGGGACACCTGGCGCCCTGCTTGTTCAGCACATCGCAGCTGACGGCGCAACTGTTACCCATATTTGGGTAGAGACAGGCGTTACTCCTGGTGCTCCTACTCCTGTATTCAACCAGGGCGATAAGCTCCGCGTCGGGATAGTGGGCGACGCCACCAGTGGTCAACTGTTTGTTTATCAAAACGGGATTTTGCTTTTCCAAGGTGCACTGAGCGATGACGCGGCGAACGTCACTTTGTCAGGGCATCCTGGGATGCAGCTAGTTGCGTTCACACCAGCATCGGGAGATATAGGAGTCATAAATTTCGCAGCCGGAAGTATGTCTCTGTCTTCCCCTCCGCCATTCCTGGGCTCAGTGCGTGTCGTGGGTAGCGCACCAGCCGGCGCAAAAGATAATTTTCTAGGCACCGTTCACGTGGTGGGTTCCGCCCCTGCCGGCAATACCAATCCATATCTGGGACAAATCAAAGAAGTGTTGGTGGCGCCGGCTGGCGATACCAATCCATCGCTTGGCGACGTGGTCGTAGTCGGGAGTGCCCCCGCTGGTGATAGTGACCCTTATCTTGGTTCAGTCATCTCAGGATGAGGTTATGGCAACACCCTACCTCAATTTGCGACTTCGTGAACCCGATGCCTATGAGACAATGCCAAATGGCGGAATCTCGTGGGACATGGGAATTAACTTCCAAACAGTTGACGCGGAATGCTCGCGAACAAACGACCGACTGAAAGTACTGGAAGCGCAAAGTGGGAATGCTGGTGGCGCAATTGATGTTGGAACATTTTAGAGGAGAAACAACATGGCACTCAACGTAGCAGTTCAACTCTACCGCGGTACGCGCGCAAGCCTGGCATCCCTTGCTTCTACGGGTCATGCAGGCGTGCTTGCCTGGACTACGGATTCAAACGAATTCTTTGTTGACCAGGGTTCGGGAACCGCGGGCATTGGTAACGAGGGCAGCGGCGCTGCCTGGATTGCTGTCGGCAATTCAATCGGTTACTTCACCGCGGCCAATCAAGCAGCTATGGTGGCCCTGGCAGCAAAGGTCGGCGACCTTTGCGACCGCACAGACCTCAAACAGATTTTCATTCTCACCGCGTCGCCGGCAAGCTCGGCTGGGAACTGGCAAGCAATTTCCCCAGATGCCTCAGTCACTGGTATTCAGGGATTGTCTTCTGGGACCGCCCACCAGTTTGTGAGTTTCATTGGCACGGACGGCACGCAGCACCTTACGCAACCATCTTTCGCGGACATCTCCGGTTCACTGACGCAAACACAGTTGCCGGCGAGCATTGGTGCGGGTTCAAGCCTGACGTCTATTGATTGTGGGACGTTCTAAAAATGTCAAGGAATGTTGGATTACAGCTCCTCCGTGGTGTGCTGGCCAACATACCGGCACTTGCCATAGGAGAGCCTTATCTTGCGACCGATACCAAGCAATTTTATATTGGCACAGCAACCGGCAATGCCCTGGTAGGACCAGCAAGCGGTGGCGCTGTAAAGCAAGTTGAAATTGATTTTGGAGCACTACCTGTTGCAGAGGCCAGCTTTCTCATCACGGATGCGGGTGTAGTGCCAACGTCACACCTCGTCGGAGGTGTAGCGTACGAAGCGCCGACGAACAAAGACCTCGACGAACTAGAGATGGATGAATTGGATTTGAAATTTGGACCAGGGAGCGGGCAATTCACATTGTTCGCCCGAGGTCGAGAGGGATACATAGCTGACAAATTCAAAATCAACTATGTTATAGGATAAGCACATGGCAACAATTAAATCAGGGGCGACAACTGACCAGTGGACAATTGACCCCACAAGCAAAGCGGGACGCGTTACGTTGTACGATGCGTCAGGAAACCTCATCACGTCTTTGACGAAGCCCGACGCCTCAATCTCCGGAAACCTTAATGCGCTCAATGCTGCGGTCGTTGTGCCGTTCAATGGACAGTACGGCGCTGGTTTCTCACTCGTTGCCGGCACCCTTGTCGGGACGCTTGTTGCAGAACTCTCATACGATGGCGGCGCGTCCTTTCCGGTTCAAACTCAATTTTATGATTCACAGCGTGATGCGTACCTCCCGAGCGTTACCTTCGGCGTATCGAATGGTGCTATCGGCCTCACTATTGACAGCGCTGCCGGAGCCACGCATGCCCGTGTGCGTGTGTCAGCTTTTACCAGTGGCACAGCAACGGCAACAATCTCGGCAACAACTGTGGCACGCGGTCATGTTGTAGCAACCCTACTTGACGGCGGCAAGCCGACCTATCGCTTTGCTGTCAAAGGATTCACCCCGATAGCCGGTCTATTCGCACTCATCCAGGGAAGCGCCACAAAGACAGTTCGCATTGCCCGCATTGGTTTGTCTATCGCGGCTGCCACTGGCGCAACCGTAGACGTGAGCCTCCAAAGGTTCAGCGCCATCGCCGGAGGAACTATCGCAGTGACTCCCGCGGCCGCCAAAGCCGACAACAACGACCCTGCGGCAACCTCAGTAGTGACACAGTACTCGGTCACTCCTACCACACAGACGGCGAATGGCGGCATCTACGAAGCCAAGCGGTATGAGATTGTCACCGCAGGTGTGGCCGTACCAATCCAAGAGCTTATCTTCACGTTTGCCCAGAACGCCAGGGCTTGCGTCCTGCGCGGGACATCGGACTGGCTTGGTATTCTCCTAAGCGCCGCGGGCACAACCCCAGTCGGCGATATGTGGGTAGAGCTGACCGAGGAATAAAATGGCCCTGAGCTTCCATCAGGTTCTCCGCTATCGCGTGTATGGCGACGGGCTCTCGACAGTCGTACAAGTGTTGTCCTCGAATCCACCTTCGGCCGTTCGCCTAGTTGATGGCCCGGACCGCGTAACCTTTTCATGGTTCTACGACTCGGCGGCTGGGCTTATCACGATAACATTCGCACGACCTCCACTAGATTCCTCGCTCGGGCTCTACACGTTTGAAGTTGAGATGTAGGCTCGTCTTAATCCATAACTGCTGAGGTTATGGAACTCGCTCTTGACCGTGCCCGGAGAATCCTGTTCGTGCCCTTCAGGGAGGACAACCTGGCCGGCTCCGCACCCCTGTTTGCGCCCAAAGAAAAAGAAAACCGAAAGCGAGGACGTGAAATTGTGGTACAATGGGAGACGTGGGAAAGTATTCTCAAAACGACCCGCTTTACATGGCCCTTCGCTACCGTGCGAACAAGGATAAGTATGTTGCGGCGGCGAGGGCGCACGACACTGTGCACCTTGCTCGATGTAGGCGGTTCTTGCGAGCGTATTTGGAATTCTTTGGCTGTGGGAATTGCGGGCTTCAAGATTACCGCGTCATGGAGTGCCACCACCGCAAACCAGCCGAGAAAGAATTTAACATAGGTGATATGGTACGGCGCAAGTTTAGCCTGCTACGCATTGTCAAGGAATTAGAGAAGTGCCAAGTCCTTTGCGCAAACTGCCACCGTCTTGAGTCCGTAACATTGTGGTTGGCTTCGCGGGGTGGAGCAGCCAGGTAGCTCGCCACTCTCATACGGTGGAGGTTCGTGGGTTCAAATCCCACCCCCGCAACCACTTTGTTGAATCCCTAATTAGACAACTGCCCATTTAATTATCCTCCGTTACGCCCTTCCGTGTTACGCAAGAGATGTTTCCAATCAATGCGCTATAACTTTCCAAGCCCGTGCGGGGACGTTTCCAATGCGTTCAAACTGAACCCGTAACACCTCAAGGGCGAGCCGGAGGTATCCTTATGATTTCCGTTGTCATTGGTGTCGTTTGTCTCGCGGCTGGAATTGGACTTGGGCGCATCAAGAACGCCCAGAAGCTCGCCGCGGCTCGTGTTGAGTTGAACAAGATTGAAGCAGGGGTTAGCACCGAAGCGAAGGCCATCGTAGCCCGCATCCGCGCCCTCCTGTAAACCGTTTCACGTGGCCGTGTTATTGAACACGGCCACGGTACATTCGTCCAGCCCGGAAAGAGTGTCAAATGATTTCATCTGGTGTCGCAACAGACCCGCAACTGTTTGCCTTGCTCGCACTTAGTGCGACGGCGCTTGGGACGCTCCTGGGTGACGGCTACACGACAATGGTTGGTTTGCAGCACGGATTTGAAGAAGGCAATCCTGTCTCACGCTGGCTGTTCAAAAAGATTGGTTTGCCGTGGACGTTGTTTACGCAGGGAGTCGCCTTGCTTTTCCTGATTGGTGCGATTTCCAACTATGACCTGAACGCCTCCTATGTGTTTGCGGGAATTCTTACGGCCGGCGAGGCTGTGATGTGCGTTCGTAATTACCTCATGTTGAAGAAGGCCAAAATCTCTTTGAAGTAAGGTGCTCTGTGTCGCGTAGGCCGAAACCACTTGCAATACACCGTCTCAACGGGAACCCAAGACATTTCTCCCAGGCTGAGCTAAACGGTGACGATAACCCACAACCCAAACTTGAACCACCTGAAATGCCGAAGGGTTTGACCAAGGCTGCCAAACGGGAATGGCGCCGTATTGTGCCGGAACTGCAAGAGGTAGGCGTCCTGTCCATCGTAGACGGTCGTGCCCTGGCCGGCTACTGCGACGCGGCGGCAATGATTGAAGCCTGCAACAAAGACATCGCCAAGAATGGGCTGACGTACCAGTCCATGTACGAGGACAAAAAGACCGGCGAGATGATGCCAGGGGATATCAAACCGAACCCTTCAGTCGCAATTAAGTTTACCGCCATGAAGGTGATGAAGAGCTTCCTGATTGAATTCGGTCTCACACCGGCGAGCAGAACCAAATTGAAGATTAAGAAGAAGGATGAGGGTGACGCTATGTCGAAGTTTTTGTCGGGCCGCAGACCAGCCTCAGCCCTTGCCTTCAAACCGCCCGAGCCTGTTGACCCAAATGAGATGAAGGCCGATGACGCGGACATAAAGCCTGAAACGGACGTATCTGTCCCGAACGGGCAATAAGATTTGACCCCTGTTGCCTTGAACTGCATCCCGCGGCAGTGCGCCGCGCCTTGCTGCTGAGAAGCCAGGGAACCAAGTGCAAGGGCTTACGCCAACGCAGCCATGGATGACCAGTCGAAAGTCTTGGCGGACAGCCGGGTGGTCGGAAGTGACTGCGTGGCTCTTGCAAACTGAATAGGGAGAACCTTGCGGCTCTTATGTCGCAAATGGACTACATCCAACAACCGAACGCTGGTGAGACAGCTCTGAAGTATGCACAAGACGTGCTTTCAGGTCACATCAAAGCCGGCAAACTCGTCCGCTTGGCCTGCGAACGATTCCTCACAGACCTCCAAAATCAAACTGACTTTTATTTTGACGCCGACGCTGCGCAGCACGTCGTTGACTTCTTTGGTTTCCTCCGCCACACAAAAGGCGTGTGGGCCAAGAAGATTGAGACGTCTGGCTTCTTGCTCTCCGCCTGGCAAGTCTTTGTGCTCGCGAACCTTTTTGGTTGGATTGACCGCACCACTGGGTGCCGAAGGTTCCGTGAGTGCTATTTGGAGGTCGCCCGTAAGAATGGGAAGTCTACGTTCATTGCCGGCATTGGCCTCTACATGATGTTCGCTGATGGTGAGCCCGGTGCCGAAATTTATAGCGCAGCCACCACCAAAGAGCAGGCCAGTATCGTATTCCAAGCCGCAAAGGACATGGTGAAGGTTAGCCCATTCCTGTCAAGCCGGATAGGTTCCTGGCGGAACAACCTTCACGTAGACGATACCTCTTCAAAGTTTCAACCGTTGGCCAGCGAGAGCAACACCCTGGATGGTTTGAACATTCATTGCGGGTTGCTAGACGAATTGCACGAGCATCCGGACCGCAGCCTATATGACGTGCTGAACACAGCGACAGGTTCGCGCAGCCAGCCGCTCATCATATGTATTACCACAGCCGGCTTCCAGCGTGAAGGCATCTGTTGGGATACCAGAGAGCACGGCATCAAAGTTAACGGGCGGAAGATTGTTGACAACCACTTCTTCGCTTACATCGCCTGCCTTGACGATGAAGATGATTGGATGGACGAAGCGAATTGGATTAAGTCTAACCCGAACCTGGGAGTCTCCGTTAGTCTTGAGGCTATCCGGCCAAACTTCCTGAAAGCGAAAGAACAGCCGGCCGCGCAAAACGAATTCTTGCGCAAGCATTTGAACCGCTGGACTTCGCAGAACACAGCATGGCTGCTCGATGGTAAGTGGGAGAAGTGTTGTGCAGCCGGCGAACACGCCAACCCAGATGAGCAGCGCGAGCAGGCGCTGGTCAGGTTGAAAGGCCGTCGCTGCTGCCTGGGACTTGACATGGCCAGCACCGATGACCTCGTGGCCTTGACGGCTATATTCCCGCCCTGTGAAACGGTTAAACTACCAGACATTCCTGCCGGCCAGGGATTCTTCAAGATGAAGGCCGGTGAGGTGAAATGCCTACCGGAAACCAACATTCAACAGCTGCTCCGGCTCGAAGCTGGCGTGCGCACTGACGAGGTGCCAGAGGCATGGCTCAAAGACCCGAAGAAATTCAAGGTTGTCCAAGAACGTGATGACAAGTGGAGCATCCTGGTCTGGTTCTGGATGCCCGAGGCTTTTGTTGCCGACCGCATGAAGGCGAACCGCGCACCATATGACGCGTGGGTTCGCCACAAGTACATCGAGACGTGCCCTGGTATGCAGATTGACCAGCAACAGATTCGCAACAGGGTACTTGAGCTGAATAGCACATACCGCGTGACGGAAGTGGGATATGACTTGTGGAACACTGGCTGGATTGGCCCGAAGCTGATTGAGGATGGGCTCAAGGTCGTAAAAGTACCACAACGATTTGAATTCCTTGACCAGCCCACCAAGACGCTCACTGCCCTCATCACTGGCGGTGCCGTAGAGCACTTCAATAACCCAGTGCTCAAGTGGAATGCTAGTAACGTCCAGTTGCTTCTCGATAGCAACGGAAACCAGCGTCCGGACAAAGCAAAGTCAAAGAATAAGATTGACGGAATTGTGGCGACAGTGCTGGCAATGTCTCGTGCTCTGGCAAACCCACAACAGCAAAAGTTGGACGACCCGAATAGGTACAAGGTTCATTATATCTAAAGCCGTAACACCTCGTTGATGATTTGAATCCGCAAGGTGCGGAAGGAAACGCAATGCCCGCAAAGGATGCGAAGCAAAAACCTGAATCCCTCTTTGAGCGTGCGCTCGGCACGTTTGGACTACAGCTCCGTTCCTCGCTAGAGAACCCACAAACCCCACTTTCATACCCCGCTGAATGGTTGCTAGACATTTTCAACGGCGGCCGTACTGACGCCGGCCTGCGCATTTCCGAAATGGTTGCGCTTCAGTCCTCCACAGTATTCCAGTGCGTCATGATTATTGCGAATGCCCTGGCAAGCCACCCGCTCAACGTATATGAACGGCTAGGAGCGAACGGCGACCAGGGAAAGAAGATTGCCGCCAACCACCCGCTCAACTATTTACTCTGTAAGCGGCCAAACGATGAAATGACATCGGCGACGTTGCGCCGCACCATCACGTGCCACAAGCTGCTCTGGGGCAACGGCTACATTGAGATTGAGCGTGACAAGGCGAACCGTGTTATCGCCCTCTGGCCGCGGAACCCTTCTCGTACCCGTCCGGTGCGCACATTGTCACCACTGCGCATTGAGGGCGACGACGTACCTCAAGGGACGTTGATGTACGAAACCTATGACTTCATGAAAGACTCGCAAGTCATGGAGCAGGACAACGATAATCAAAACTATGGCTTCCGCCGCCTTGTGCTGGCAGAGGACATGATTCATTTGCCTGGGCTGTCACTCGACGGCCGGCTCGGCCAGGACGTCGTTATCTTGGCCCGCCAGGCAATCGGTTTGGCGTTGGCGACCGAAAAGTTCGGTGCGAAGTTCTTTGGCAATGGCGCTATCCCGACGGGCGTATTTGCGACGCCAGGGGACATGACCGATGTTCAGCTTGAGGTTTTCAAACGCTCTTGGGCAGAGTCCCACGGCGGCGAGAACATGCACAAGACTGGCGTACTGCCTCCTGGTGTCACTTACACCAAGACAGGCGCGACACCAAATGAAGGCCAGATGCTGGAAACACGTCAGCATCAAAAGGCCGAGATTGCTTCATTCTTCAACGTGCCTGGCCACATGGTCGGCGTCATTGATAATGATGCCGGCAAGTCTAGCGTTGAACAATCCTCAATCGAATTCAAACTCTTCTGCGTTGACCCGCACGTAAACGACTTTGAGCAAGAGCTGGAAGTCAAGCTATTCAAGGCGAATCCTGTCAACAAGCAACCCTCAAAGTATTATGCTGGCTTCGATATGCGCCGGCTGATGTACCCGACGGCCGAGAGCCGCGCAACACTCTATAACGGCGGCAAGCAGTGGGGTTATTTGAACACCAACATTATTCATGACCTTGAGGGATTGAACCCCGCAGAAGATGGTTCAGGCGATAAGTATTGGATGCCAATCAACATGCAAGACGCCGCGATGGCGGCTGTTCACGGCGATGCAGTTGCGGAAGGTTTGAGTGACGGCACACTGGCTGCGACACCGTCCGGCGTGACTCCTATTGGCCAGCATCCTGTCGTTCAGGAAGCTAAGAAGGCGCAAGCGCAGGCCGATAAACTTGACCTTCAAAAGCACCAGATAACACAGACCTCTGCGGTGGCGATTGCCAAGCATCAATCAAAACAGAATTCGCAACAGCAGGCGGAGGGCGGCCAAGAGGGGCAGCTTACCACTGGTAAGAATAAGCTCGGTGCCAAGAAAGCCAAGAAACGGGCGGACCTGACTCGTGTGTTTGCCGGCATGTTCCGCGACGCTGTCGGGCGAGCTGCCAATCGTAAGAAGGCGACGGCCGGTGACTATACCGCTGTATTTGGCCCGGTTGCCTTCGCCGTGCTTGAAGCCACATTCGACGAACCAACCGATGCCAGTGAATTCATTCGAGATTTTGCGACGAATCTATTCGCGCGCCGTGGTGCCGGATGGGGTGAAGACCTGGACACCGTTGCACGGGTAGAGTTTGAAGATTTCCTTGAGTCCGTCCTGAACGCCTAATTCGGAGAAAGTAAATGGCTCTAGTCCAAATTGAACGCGGCGTACAACGATGGGCACTCGC